ATGAAGAAATTGTATCCACCTGTGCTTGCCGTTCTGACAGTTATCGGTGCAATGAGTGCCTCTGGCTGCGACAGCAAGGAAGATGCTGGCGTGAAAGCGATAGCCAGGTTTAAAGACCTGACTCCACCACCATTCAGCAAGGTTGTCTCGCATAAATCTGATATCGCCCAGGAGTGGGTAAAAAAGGATGCCTTCGGTACACCGCAATATACGGTGATGAAAACCCGCCAGTCGCCGGAAGGCTGTGAGTCAGGCAATTATTACTACATTGCGGATATGCAGCAGAAAACGGTGCAGCCTCTGATTGCTGCCCTGTGTCTTGCGGACAATATCACCCTGAGCTTCCGGATTGAAACCGACAGCTACACGGGTGAAAAATCGGTGGTGTATTCGCACGATGGCAAGGAAATGGGGAAACTCTATCTGCCGGAGAATCAGGAGAAAAATCCATGAAGAAACTGAAATGCGTTCTCTCAGTTTGCGCTCTGAGCCTTTGCCTGCTGTCACCGGCTCAGGCCGAAGAACAGCGTTACATCAGTATCCGTAATACCGACATGGTCTGGGTGCCGGGCAATATCTGCGTCTGGCAGTTTCGCCTGGACAACGGCGGAAATGGTGAAGGGTTCGGGCCTTTGACACTCTCCCTGCGTCTGAAAGATAAAGGGGGAAACACGCTGGCGATGGGGAATATGGGGGTGGCTGCATTTGGCGACAGCGATGCCACCCGCTCTCAGGAAGCTTCGCTGGAGAACGAATGCGTGGAAAACGTCAACTCGGTCGAAATCATGAAGGCAACGGAAGAGCGTAATGGTTACCAGATTGACCTGCCACTGTCCGTTTTCGACCCGCAGTATTACCGACCGATACAAGTCACGGTTATCGGTGGTAAGGCATCTTAGCCGATTCGTTATCCGTTTGATTCAGCCCCTGTCGCACATGCCGCAGGGGCTTTTTGTTTTAAGGAGCCTGTATGAATGAATTCACTGAATTGCCTGATGGGCCGTTTACACGCCAGCAGGCAGAGGCAGTTGCGTCTCAATATTCCAACGTTGCGATAGAGGATGACCAGGGGTCGCATTTCCGTCTGGTTATCCGTCATGAGCGTTGCATGGTCTGGCGGGCCTGGAACTTTGAGCAGGATGCCGGTTACTGGCTGAACCGGTATATCGCTCGTTATGGCATCCGCAAATTCCCTGCATAACCACCACCAGCGCTTCACCGTTATAAACAAAGTCAGGCCACACCTCCCTCGGGAAGTGTGGCCTTTTGTATTTTTACTCACTGCATAAGGAGTTACCCATGCGATTAGCCAGCCGCTTTGGCCGTATAAACCAGATACGCCGTGACCGACCTCTGACCCACGAAGAGCTGATGAGTCATGTCCCCAGCGTGTTCGGGAGTGACAAACATGAGTCTCGTTCAGACCGTTATACCTACATCCCTACCATTACCATCCTCGAAAGCCTGCAGCGTGAAGGCTTTGAGCCGTTCTTTGCCTGCCAGACGAAGGTCCGGGACCAGAGCAAGCGGGAGCATACCAAGCATATGCTGCGTCTGCGTCGAGCCGGGCAACTTACCGGGCATCAGGTACCGGAAATCATCCTGCTCAACAGCCATGACGGCTCCTCGAGCTACCAGATGCTGCCGGGACTATTTCGCGGCGTCTGTACCAACGGCCTGGTCTGCGGCCAGTCATTCGGAGAAGTGCGGGTATCGCATAAAGGTAATGTCATCGAGAAGGTGATTGAAGGGGCTTACGAAGTGCTCGGGGTCTTTGACCGGGTGGATGAGAAACGAGATGCAATGCAGTCTCTGGCGCTACCTGTACCCGCCCGTCACGCACTGGCGAATGCTGCACTGAAGTATCGATTTGGTGAGGACCACCAGCCGGTCACGGTATCGCAGTTGCTGACTCCGCGTCGTCGGGAGGACTACAGCGATGACCTGTGGACCGTATACCAGCGCGTGCAGGAGAACCTGATGAAAGGTGGTCTGTCAGGGCGAACCGCACAGGGGAAAAACAGCCGCACGCGTGCTGTTACCGGTATTGATGGCGATGTGAAGCTCAATCGTGCTCTGTGGGTGATGGCAGAAAACATGCTCGAGTTTTTCGGGCGTTAAACAACCGTTCCGGCATAAGGAGATAGTTTAATGGATACACACAACCCTGAGTTCGCTGAGCAGGCGGCAATTACTGCCTCGATGGTCCCAGACGAGTTACGTATAGGCTTCTGGCCGCAGCACTTTGGCTCCATCCCGCAATGGATAACCCTTGAACCTCGCATTTTCGCCTGGATGGATCGCTTCTGTGACGAGTACTGCGGTGGAATCTGGTCCTTTTACACGCTCAGTAATGGCGGTGCGTTTATGGCCCCTGATGCTGATGGTAACGATAAATGGCATCTGTTCAACGGCATGAACGGCAATGGTGCGGAAATAAGCGGAGAGGCTGCCGGTATTGCGCTCTGCCTGATGGCATATAGTCACCATGCCTGTCGCACTGAATGCGATGGCATGACGGATCACTATTACCGCCTGCGGGATTACGCTCTGCAGCACCCTGAATCCCACGCCATTTTGCGCATTATTGATTAAGGATACTCATGATGGAACAGTCACTTATCCCACAGGTTCCGGCACTTCCATTGACCGCACAACGCACGGTAAAACGCGCTTTAACGCTGCTTGACCGACACCTGCGAGAAACAGGTGTAGCATTCACCTCCACTCAGGCTGCCCGTGACTGGCTGAAACTGAAAATGGCGGGGCTGGAGCGCGAAGAGTTTATGGTGCTGTACCTGAATCAGCAGAACCAATTGATTGCCCATGAAACCCTGTTTGCCGGTTCCATTAGCAGCACCGAGGTACATCCCCGTGAGGTGGTCAAACGCGCCCTGTATTTCAATGCAGCAGCAGTGATACTGGCGCATAACCACCCCTCCGGCGACACCACGCCCAGCCAGGCAGATAAGACCATCACGCAGCGTCTGGTGCAGGCGCTTCAGCTCGTTGATATCCATGTGCCTGACCATCTCATCGTCGGTGGCACGCAGATATTGTCGTTCGCTGAACACGGTCTGCTTTGAGGTATTACATGAAAATTATCAGTAAACGCCGGGCGATGACGATTTACCGTCAGCATCCGGCCTCCCGCATTTTTCGCTACTGCACCGGTAGGTACCAGTGGCACGGCAGTGTCTGCCATTACACCGGTCAGGTAGTTCCTGACATTCCCGGCGTGCTGGCGGTATACGCCGAACGCCGCCAGGACCGCAACGGGCCTTATGCCTGCCTGATGAGTATCACCCTGAACTGACAATAAAGGAGAAGCCCGATGAGCAGTAATGTCACATGGGGACTGCAGCGGGATAACACGCCGCGCCTGGGAGCCCGTCTGGTACAGGAGGGCAACCGGCTGCACTATCTGGCTGACCGGGCAAGCATCACTGGTAAATTAAGTGACGCCGAATGCCGGAGGCTGGATGAAACATTCCCGCACTTTATCAGTCAGATGGAGTCGATGCTGACCACCGATGAACTGAATCCCCGCCATGCCCACTGCGTCACCCTGTACCACAACGGTTTTACCTGCGAAGCCGAAACTCTTGGCAGTTGCGGCTACGTATACATCGCCATTTACCCCACTCAGCGTTAACTAACTCCACAAGAGCAAACATGAAAACTCTACCTGCTACAATTTCGCGGGCGGCGAAGCCCTGTCTGTCGCCCGTGGCTGTCTGGCAAATGTTACTGACACGCCTGCTGGAACAGCACTATGGCCTGACACTGAACGACACGCCGTTCAGTGATGAAACTGTTATTAAGGAACATATTGATGCCGGGATTACCCTGGCCGATGCAGTCAACTTCCTGGTGGATAAGTACGAACTGGTTCGTATCGAACGCAGGGGGTTTAACTGGCAGGAGCAATCCCCTTATCTTCGGGCGGTAGATATCCTGCGAGCACGACAAGCAATTGGCTTGTTGCGACGGAGCCGTAATAACGCTGTATTGTGAATATTACGGGCAGTACTTCTGGCTTTTATCACTATCCAGGGATGCTGGCAGCGAGATTAAGAGAGTAGGGAGGTAATTCCTTACCTGACCCATTACCTGACCCAATTCGTATAAAAAGAAAAAGGAGTCAGACGATTTCTCATCTAACTCCTTGTTTTATTTGGTGGCCCCTGTTGGGTTTGAACCAACGACCAAGCGATTATGAGTCCGAACTATATTCTAATAAAAACAAAGATATACAGTTAAATCAAACGCATAGCATTTCGTATATTGTCGAAAAGTATTGCATAGTGCTGCGCTGTGCTGCCATTTTGCTGCCACTTATCAGGTTTAATGGGTTAAGTTGAACCGCTTCTGTAAGGTGGTCAGGGGCGAAGTGAGCATAACGCATCGTGACTTTGATATCTGTATGCCCGAGGATGCGTTGTAAAACTAAAATATTGCCGCCGCCCATCATGAAATGGCTGGCAAAAGTATGCCGTAAAACATGCGAAAGCTGACCGTCAGGAAGTTCAATTCCCGCCCGTTTTACTGCGCTCCTGAATGCTGAGTAACATCCGGTAAAGAGCGGTTTAGAGGTTCGGCTTTTGGGTAGTAATTCATAAAGCTCGTCACTGATAGGAACAGCTCGGTTCTTCTTACCTTTCGTTTTGATAAAAGTGATTTTTCCGGGGCTTATCTGCTTTCCAGTTAAACTTTCCGCCTCACCCCATCTTGCTCCGGTTGCAAGGCAGATTTTAACAATCATGGTTAAATCCTCCGCCTTGCTTTTTTCACATTCTTCCAGCAAGCGAGCCGCTTCCTCAACTGTAAGCCAGGCCAGCTCAATTTCTGCGATCTTAAACTCTCTGACGTTTTCAAGAGGGTTGGGGGCTGTCCAGTCATCAAGTCTTTTCAGCTCGTTGAACATAGCCCGAAAGTAAGCTAGTTCAAGGTTAACCGTGCGAGGGGTGACAGCCTTAACGCGATCAGAGCGGGTTATTTTTCCGCTTAGTCGCTGTTCTCTATAAGTTGAGAACAGTTTAGCGTTGAATTCTGTAGCGAGGGGATCGCCCATTGCGAGACAGGCAAACTCCATTGCGCCTTTACGCTTTTCACCATCAGCAAGCGTAACGCCATGTGCGTTATACCAAGCTGTAACCAAATCCCGAACGCGGCGTTTATCAGTTTTCTCGCCCAGCCACGGCTTATCTTGAGCCTGATCTTTTATGTGGCGCTCAAATGCTAAAGCCTCCCCTTTGGTCGCGAACTGGCGACGGATGCGCTTTCCATCCCTACCGTTTGGGAAAACCTGAGCCTGCCACTTTCCGTTAGGTAGTTTTGAAACAGCCATAATTCACATGCTCTCTGTACGAGTGATTATTTTCCCAAGGATTTTTATGTCATCAATTTTGCATTCGAAAGAGGCCTTGCCATTCTCAACTCGCACGCGTCCGCCAGGAAAGCGGTACAGCTCGCGGACGCTTACAATCCCATCAATTTCAATGAACCAGAACCCATCTACCAATTCGCCATCGTAACGGTCAGCAAGGTAGGTCGTTTTGTCAGCATTCAGGATGAACGGTGAATTCAAGCCCTCTGGAATTGTCGATGTATCAGCTATGACATCTTTTTGGGTTGAGATATTCCCATTCGTGATGTCCATGCGTTTTAAATAGGTGATATTTTCATCGTTGCCCCCAAGGAACCTGCTTCCTTCCCCTGTGCTAAGCCAAATTAGTGATGCTCCTGTTTCAAGATGACAAACGATCACCCAGTCGGCTGGGAAGGTATCGCGTGCATACCTGTTAGCCATAGTGCTTTGCGAGACGCCAAGCTGATGGCAGAGGGCTATGCGGGTAGTGAAACCATAAGCTTCCAGAATGCGAGCAATTACCTCTTTTCCGCCTCTATTTTGAGATATGAAATCTCGAATCAGCTTTACGTCATCTTTATTCGTTAAGTTTCGTGTTGACATGATTGTTTTGTGATCCTAATATCTCGATTCAAGATGTTGTGAATAGTGTTAAACAGTGCCTAATAGTGAGTTAGGCACCCAAACCGAGGAATAGTGCATCATGAGTCGCCAATTATCAATGCGCCCTAGCATCAATCTTGTGGTGTCTGAACCATTCATTACCCTGGATGAGTTCTGCCGCCGTACCGGTTACAAACTCAGCTACGCCCGCCAAATGATCCGTGAAGGTCGCCTTCCAATTCGTAAAAAGGAAGGGGTAAGCAGCCTTATCGAAGTAAACATGTTTGCATTGACGATGGAAGCGGCTCAAGGCTGCGAAATCGCAATGCAAGCCTGATAGTTCCATTTTGGGATATAGAGAGGCCAAAAACATGTTTGATTTCAGGATTTCCAAACATCCGCATTTTGATGAAGCCTGCCGGGCTTTCGCGCTGCGTCACAACATGGCGAAACTGGCAGAACGCGCGGGAATGAATGTCCAGACACTGCGCAATAAGCTAAACCCTGACCAGCCGCACCAACTTACCGCACCGGATATCTGGCTGCTTACTGATCTGACCGAGGATTCAGCGTTGGTTGATGGTTTCCTGGCGCAGATCCACTGCCTACCGTGCGTGCCGATAAACGAAGTCGCGCGCGAAAAGATGCCGGAATATGTTCTAAAAGCTACGGCAGAAATCGGCCGCGTGGCTGCCGGCGCTGTTTCCGGCGAAGCGCACACAACGGCAGGGCGCCGCCAGATTGTTGATAGCATCAATTCAGTTACTCGACTGATGGCATTAACAGCAGTGACGTTGCAGGCGCGCCTGCAGGCAAGCCCGGCGATGGCCAGCACCATTGATACAGTTACTGGCCTGGGCGCCTCGTTTGGTTTGATCTGAGGTGGCTATGTTGAATAACCAACCATCAATCGCATCGCTTCTCGTTAAGCAAAGTCCATCACCGCATTTCGGGCATGGCTGGATCATGGGTAAAGATGGCAAGCGCTGGCACCCGTGCCGCTCGCAGGATGCGCTGCTGGCTGAACTGCGTACTAATAAACAGGGGAAACCATGGCTATTGAAGGCGATTCTGCGACTGTTCCACTAAGTCCGGGACATCGGCTGGATGGCCTGAATCATATTGCAGAGCTAAGGGCGAAAGTGTTCGGCTTGAATATAGAACCTGAACTGGAGCGTTTTATTAGCGATATGCGGGACCAGCGAGATATTAACCATAAACAAAATGAGCGTGCCTTAGCCGCCATATTCTTTATGGCTAAGATTCCGGCGGATCGTCATAACGTCAATATGAATGAGCTGACGACTGACGAAAAGCGGGAGCTGATAAAAGCAATGAACCATTTTCGTGCAGTGGTGAGCTTATTTCCAAAGCGGCTAACCATGCCGAATTAACCAGTAACAGAAATTAATGGCGTAAACCCGCCGGGCATTCTTTTGCCAAAATTCAGGAGAGTCAACAATGCGAAATATCGAAACTCGTTCCAACAAAATCGGCTCGGATGATGCAGGTCTTAACCAGATGCTGACAGAGGCCCGCATGGAAGAACGCCGAGTACGTGCTGCGGCAATGGCTGCCCGCCTTGATAGCCTGGCGTGTCACATCACATCGCGCCAGCTTAATCACGTGGAGGCAGCGGAGCTGCTGCGCGTTGCTGCGGAAAACATCCAGAACGAAGCGCAGGAGATCCACTGATGGCTGATTCTATGGACCTCGTACAGCAGCGCGTTGAAGAAGAACGCCAGCGGCACATCCACACCGCCCGCAGTAAAGAGCCGGGCGTTTCCCGCGTTTTATGCATCGAATGTGATGCTCCAATCCCGCCCGCTCGCCGCCGTGCGCTTCCCGGCGTGCAGTGCTGCATCACCTGTCAGGAAATCGCAGAGCTGAAAGGCAAACACTACAATGGGGGTGCTATATGAGCACCATCCTGAAATGGGCGGGCAATAAGACCGCCGTCATGCATGAGCTGAAAAAGCACCTGCCTGCAGGCCTGCGACTGGTTGAACCTTTCGCGGGTTCCTGCGCTGTGATGATGGCGACAGAGTATCCTCATTATCTTGTCGCGGATATTAATTCAGACCTGATTAATCTTTATAAGCAGATTGCATTTAACTGCGAGAAATTTATTACTAACGCTAAAGGGTTCTTTGCCAGCACTAATAGCGAAACCTCTTATTACAATATTCGTCAGGATTTTAATCATTCATCTGAAACTACTGATTTCTGGAAGGCTGTATTTTTCCTTTATCTTAATCGCCACTGTTATCGTGGATTGTGCCGTTATAACAGGAAAGGTGAATTTAACGTTCCATACGGGAATTATAAAAAACCATATTTCCCGGAAGACGAAATCAGAGCATTTGCAGAGAAAGCAAAGCGCGCCACCTTCATTTGTGCCAGCTATGAGGAAACTTTAGCGATGGTCAAAGTAGGTGATGTGATTTATTGCGACCCACCTTATGACGGAACATTTACCGATTATCACACTGATGGTTTCAATGAGCTTGAACAGCGTCGCCTGGCGACGACTCTTGATGTACTGGCATCAGCAGGCCATCAGGTTGTTGTGTCGAACAGTGAAACCGAGCTGACGAACGCGATTTACCAGAATTTTACCCGCCACCGTATTAACGCAAAACGCAGTATGGGCGTTGCCGGTGGTGATGGTAAGTCTGCAACTGAAATTATCGCTGTTTCTCAACCTCTGATCTGGTCCGGGTTTGATCTGGCAGCGTATCCAGTCGTGAGTGCGTCTTACGAAACTTTCCAAAGAGAGTATTTGTGTGAGCCATCACGACGTTAAAAACTACGGCGGCGCAGATGATGCCGCCGCTGCTTTTGTCTGGAATACCCCGAAAAAAGCGGTTAACCCATACACGGACCCGGCGGAAGTTGCGCCGGTATCTGCGCTTTCAAACCTGATCGCTCTCTACGCCAGCGACAACGAGCAGGAGCAGCTGCGGCGTGAGGCGATGAGCGATGAGGTCTGGGAACGCTATTTCTTCAATGAATCCCGTGATCCTGTCCAGCGTGAAATGGAGCAGGACTGGCTGATTAGCCATGCCAAAATGGCGCGCGAGCAGCAGCGTTTTAATCCCGATCTGGTTATTCTGGCTGATGTTAACGCCATGCCGTCCCATATCAGCAAGCCTCTGCTGGAGCGGATTAAATATTTCCATAGTCTGGGCAGAGCAAAAGCCTATTCTCGCTACCTGCGTGAAACCATCAGGCCGTGCCTTGATCGCCTGGAGCGCGTGCGCGCCAGCCAGGTTTCTGCGTCATTCCGGTTTATGGCGAGCCACGACGGGCTGGAGGGCCTGCTGGTTCTGCCGGAAATGAACCAGGAGCAGGTTAAGCGTTTATCAACCCTGGTGGCGGCACACATGAGCATGTGTCTGGATGCTGCCTGCGGTGAGCTGTTTACGGATGAAGACGTTACGCCAGAAGAGATCCGCCGGTCATGGGAAAGGGTGGCCGCTGAGGCCATGCGCCTTGATGTTATCCCGCCTGCCTTCGAGAAGCTGCGCCGCAAAAAGCACCGCCGTAACCCGGTACCATACGAACTTATTCCGGGTTCGCTTGCCCGTATGCTCTGTGCTGACTGGTGGTATCGCAAGCTGTGGCAGATGCGGTGTGAATGGCGGGAAGAACAGCTGCGCGCCGTCTGCCTGGTTAACAAAAAGGCGTCCCCGTATGTCAGCTATGAGGCCGTGATCCATAAACGCGAACAGCGCCGCAAATCGCTGGAGTTCTTCCGCTCGCATGAGCTGACCAATGAGCAGGGCGATACGCTGGATATGGAAGACGTGGTAAACGCCAGTAGCAGCAATCCGGCGCACCGTCGTAATGAAATGATGGCCTGTGTTAAGGGGCTGGAGTTAATCGCGGAAATGCGCGGAGACTGCGCGGTGTTCTATACCATCACCTGCCCGTCACGCTTTCACGCAACGCTCAATAACGGCAGGCCAAACCCGAAATGGACCAGTGCAACGGTCCGGCAGAGCAGCGACTATCTGGTGCATACGTTCGCCGCTTTCCGCAAGGCGATGCACAAAGCCGGGCTGCGCTGGTATGGCGTCCGCGTTGCTGAGCCACACCATGACGGCACCGTGCACTGGCACCTGCTTTGCTTCATGCGCAAAAAAGACCGCAAGTCCATCACTGCGCTGCTGCGTAAATTTGCCATCCGTGAGGACCGCGAGGAGCTGGGCAACAATACCGGCCCACGTTTTAAGTCTGAGCTGATCAACCCGCGCAAGGGTACGCCGACCAGCTACATCGCGAAGTACATCAGTAAGAACATCGACGGGCGTGGCCTGGCTAACGAAATCAGCAAAGAAACCGGCAGATCACTGCGGGACAATGCCGAACATGTCAATGCCTGGGCTTCGCTGCATCGCGTCCAGCAATTCCGCTTTTTCGGTATACCGGGCCGCCAGGCTTATCGCGAGCTGCGTTTGCTGGCGGGCCAGGCCGCGCGACAGCAGGCCGATAAAAAAGCAGGTGCGCCGGTACTGGATAACCCGCGTCTGGATGCCGTGCTGGCGGCAGCCGATGCCGGGTGTTTTGCCACCTACATCATGAAACAGGGCGGCGTACTGGTTCCGCGTAAACATCACCTGGTCCGCACGGCTTATGAACTCAATGACGAGCCATCAGCCTATGGCGATCACAGCATCCGTATTTATGGCATTTGGTCCCCGATTATTGAGGGCCGGATTTGCACGCATGCGATGAAGTGGAAAATGGTTCGTAAGGCCGTTGACGTTCAGGAGGCGCCAGCCGACCAGGGCGCTTGCGCCCCTTGGACTCGTGGCAATAACTGTCCCCCTGTGGAAAAAATGAACGAAAACGGGGCCGTAAGCGGACAGGATTTACCGGATATTGCGGGTATGGATGAGCGGGAGCTGCAGGAATATCTCCATAGCATGAGCAAAAAGGAGCTGAGGGAGCTAAACGCACGGCTTCGGATGGTTAAGCCTAAGCGCCGGAAAGGGTACAGGCAGGATGTGGATAATCAGCAGCGCCTGCAGCTGGAGTATGAACTTAAATCGAGAGGCTTTGATGGTTCGGAGGAGGAGATCGATCTGCTTCTGCGCGGTGGCAGTATTCCATCCGGTGCCGGTCTGCGTGTCTTTTACCGGAACCAAAGGCTGCAGGAAGATGATAAATGGCGCCAGTGGTACTGATGGCGGAGCGCATTTTATAGCTTTTCTCACCACATAGGACACATCTGATTGAATGATAAAAACTATTTTACATCGAGAAAATCATATTATACTGTATGTATAACCAGTGGATATGCGTACAGTATATGAATATCCCTTTGTGGGGATATAGAAGCGGGTATCCCGTAGTGAGGATAGGAGGGAAAATGCAGGACTATCTTTTGGAGTCGTTAAAGCTCCAGCGTATTGATTTTTTTATCAAGCTTGTAGCGGCTAGTGAGTGCAGCGATGAAGAGAAGCGACTTGCTATCCAGTGGGTTTCTGAGCTGACTGATGAATTAATGGCGAAAATTCGTAGCCATGAATACAGCCGGTCAATGGATGTTTCCAGTTAGGGGGATGATCTCCATGCGTGTCGAAATAATGATTGATAAAGAGCAGAAAATTAGCCAGGCGACACTGGAAGCACTCGAAACCGAGCTTTACCGCAACCTGACCCCTTTATATCCCAAGACGGCGATCCGCATTCGCAAAGGCAGTGCCAACGGTATCGAGTTGACCGGCTTAAAACTTGATGAGGATAAGCAGCGCGTAATGGAAATTATGCAGCAGGTCTGGGAAGACGACAGCTGGTTGCATTAACAAAACGTTGCAGGCGATAAAACTGGTTTTTACCGCCTGCAAGGTTGAACAACGAGCAAGGCGAGGCGTTAGGCTATGGGGTCTAAAGACAGTAATTATCAGGTTATTTATCGCTATGAGCCGCTGTCGAAGTTTGTTCCGGGTGGTTGGGTGCTTTTTCAGCGGCCAAAATCCTGCGGCGGCGGGTTCTGGCTGGGTAAAACCTATGATGGTGTTTTTATGCTTGAACTTGATCGCCCGGTTCCCTTGGATGAGGGGATTAAGTTCATCATCCTCTCATCGCGAATAGCTGAAAACTTTATGGATTTTGACGAGGATTTCAGGCTAACCTGAAGAAAAGAGAGTGCATGGCTATGCCGCATGAATCTGCATGATCGTTTGAGGATCGTTATAGCTCCGGCCCGCCAGTTCTGGCGGGCTTTTTCATATTTCATGCAGGTGCATGAAAACCACTACACAAAGCGGGCAGGCGTGGCGGGGATACGAGCGCGCGCTCACCCTCTCATGTATGGGCCAAAGTTCTTGCAACCCAAAAAGGTTGCATTTATCTTTCAATGAGAATTGTCTGCAAAAAAGTAAGGAATTGAAATGGCAGAGAACGGCCCTATTGAAGATTTGGCGAAACGCATATCTGACGATCTAATGAGTCGATTTAAGTGGCAGCAGCATGGTCCTTGCGATCAGGATTTTTCTTGTGATGATGAAGCTAAACATAAGCCAGAAGGGAAAAAACAGAAGCATACACATCCAGTAGATGTGGTATTTAGTTATAAAGATCCATATTTAAATAAAGTAATTTATTTAAATACAGATTTAAAAAGCTATAAAGCAGGTTCAATAAATGCGTCAAAAATTGAATCAGCATTGGAGTCTTTAGCAAAAACTATAGAATGTGCTCGATATAGCCCTGAATGGTCAGAAAAATATAACTTTTCTCAAATCGACTGCGAGGTCCGGGGGTTACTGTTTGTTTTTAATCATGATAATCAGTTACAACATGATTTTTATGAGTTCTTTAATCCTCCTAAACCTACAAAAGGTAGGAGGGATAAAGCAGTTAACTTGGAAAAGATTCCATTATGTGCTGGGCAGCAAATTCATATAATTGATCCTTTTGTAATTAATTATATGTTGGCAGTTACGAATGATATGAATGACTTAATCGCCAAAAAAGAATTTCCTGATGAAGATTATGGATTTTATTATCCTCAACTTACTTTTCACAAGGTTGCTGTCACTGAAAAATATCTCCCAGCTACTATTGAAGTATTGTCATCGCCTTTTATGATTATCAAACATGGTGCGGTTTATAAATACAATAGAGCTAGGCGTGTAGAGGAAGAGGTTTATCCTGAGGGCTTTGTTGTATATTACAACAGGAAAGGTAATAGCGATAATGAATTTTTTTATCTTCTAGATTTGTTATCTAATTATCAAATCTTAGATGGTATTAATAAAATTCGAATAAGACTGGCTTTTCGCGAAAAAGAAGACAGAATTATATCGCATTTCCAACGAGGGATTGAAAAATATGCGCATGAATATGGGTTAGATGAAGAAGCTAAAAAAAGACTCGAAGACTTAGACGTTAAAGTTGTGTCTACTGTTAAAGAATTCTTTTCTGCTGAAGTAATTTCCTGGGAGCCGAAATGAAAAATATTCATAGTGTTACTGATAAGGCTTTGTATGATGCTTTAAACCAAAAGCAGATTACGTTAAATGAAATACAAGACCTCTTCTTGGAAAGGGGTACGATTATTAGTAAAAAAACCCCTCGAAAAGATTTGGCTAGAAATTATTCTCGAATGACTCATGATTATTATGAACATCAAAAAATTGCAACTTTACTCGGTGGGCAGTCAAGAACCGAGAAGAATACCTGTGTAAGAATTGAATCTTGTGTCGATAAGAAAGATATTATAGAAGCGGCAGAAAAATTAAAAAATCAAATAACTGCTCAGGATGATTATTGCAAAATTATCGTAGACGGATCTCGAGTGCTTATTAATATAAGATATCTTTCAACTAATTATGGTAAAAGTGATTTTAAGCAAGCTATAAATAAAGAAGCTTTGATTGAAATTGAGCCTATTGATAACGGATATAGTATCCGCCGACCAGATAATGAAAATTTACAGGATTACGAAGAACTTCTCCTTGGACATATTAGCTCTATTCAGAAAGATAAAGTGGACGATAGTAATCTTGATTTGAAACTAAACGAAATTTCTCTTTCTCATAATAACTCCGCTGACGTAAGGACTCTCTTTTTTGATAAGCTAATCCGTACGTTAGATGGTTATGAGTTAGAAGATGTGACGGATGCTTATGTATACCATCCCAAGCCCGAAACCATAGAGGCAGAAGAAGGGAATACTGAAACGGGTGTGCATGTGTCTAGAGCATCTCTTAAAGGTGAGGGTGTACTAAAATCTGATGAATTAAGTGATCTTTACGATAGAGGTTTTTATATCTGGAAAATAAAGTGGAAAGTCAGGGAGAAATTGGCAGATCCAGATATTTTTGAGCTAGAGGCTCAATTCGGAGATCCACTTTATTGCACTAACTTTTCATACTTAGTGAAGGGTGTTAGAAAGTATAAGGCGAACGGGCAGTATTTCAGTAAGCCACAAAAACTCTCTGCGAGAGAGGCCGATAGATTTAATAAATTAATTGAAAGTAGAGCTTATTCTATTATAATGGAAATCAGCTAATTCATCGTAAGGAGTGGCTATGTCACAATTAAGATTGAAGTGGATGAGATTAAAGATCAGAACCAACTCTGAGGCTGTCTTTGATTTTATCAAAAACACCCCTTATTCTGATGCTATTGGTGCTGGTTTTACTAAGTATGAAACCATTCATAACGGTATAGCTGCAACCTTCAATAGAAAAACTTTAATTTTAGAGCCAGTTTCCGATCCTTTTGGTGATATTCTGGAATTTGAAAGAGTTGTTTTTGACCAGATTGATTTTTCTATCCAAACTATTACCAATAAAATATGTTTGTTAACTTTTTACAATCCGCCAAAAACTGTTAAGCCGTTTATTGATTTTCTATCTCAAGCAGAAGGGTTAAATGTTGCTTATGGAAATTTAACTGTTGATCTCAAATATTTCATGAAGATCATTAGAGAAAATTTTGGCGTAAAAGTGTTCGGTATTTCTAAAGTTAAAGTATCAAATCTTCCTGTTACTGAAAAAACAAGGGCATGCTTAGAATTGAATTCTAGCGGAGATGCCTTGCATGATTTGAAGAGCTTTGTTGGTGATAATGATTTTAAATTGGATAAAATAAGAGTTGGTGCGCTTTATCATGATTCAAAAATCAGTTTTGAGTTAACTAGTGGAGCTTCTGCGATAATACCTGAAGAGCATTTGCTGACTTTTAATGATGTTATTTCCTGTATGGAAATTGATAAGTTTTAAGTGTTCGGGGTGCCATCATTTGAATGATGACACCCTTCCTTTTAAAAAATTAATTTATATCGTCGAGCGTATATTTTATAAATTTAATGACTTCATCCCCTAACCATTGATTAAGTTCTTTAATTCTTTCCTGCAGAGGAATTAATTCATTTCGGACAAAAACGCGGCTGGCCTTTTCCACGTCACCGAACCCGCCGGTATTGTTGGGAATGATGCCCATCATCTGCGGGGGGACGCGGTGTGCTGCCATCATGTCATCGCGGCTTACGTTCTTTATGTTCAGAAACTCATCTTTCGCCGCGACTTCCGACAGCGGGATGATCTGGATGCCGTCCTTTTTACCGTTGGGCGAATACATAAACAGGTTACGGAAGTTGCCCGGCCCTTTGGCGCTTTTCATGGCCTGGCGGATGTTGTTCACGTCCTCCTGATTCTGTGCCGCATCAGTCATGTACATGATGAACCCTGCGTGACTGCCGTTGATGTAATACTTACGGCGAAACAGCGTAGCCGACTCGTTGAGCAGTGTTGAAGGGATCGCGGAAAGATAGCCGGGAAGCCCGTAGATTTCCTGGTTAATGTCCGGCTCCATCAGGTGAAAGATGCTACCTTTGGTGAACTCATAAGGCTGGGTGGTCATGCCGTACTGCACGAACCAGTAAGTATCAAGGTCAATCCCGCGCCGGGTGTACTTCGCCAGTGATGGCTCCAGTGACAGGACTCCGCCCAGTCTGTTCGTCCGTTTTTCCAGATAGGCGTTACCGAACACCAGATAGTCCTGGACGAAACGTGCAAAAGCCTGCTGGCTGAGCAGGCGGTGAGGGATGTAGGTACTACTGAGAATGTCACGCTTAACGGCAATCGGTGAGCTGTGATGTACAGCGGCGCGATAGGTCCGCGCCAGCCCGTCAAAGCTCACCGGCGGCTCATACCAGCGGTCCATTTGCACACATTCTACGTAGTCCAGAAGTTCGCGGCGGTCCAGTACCGGAATGGGATCGCCAAAGCTGAACGCCTGGGTAGTCGCTGCATCATTGGGTTGTACGTCAGGTGGCATCACATCCTGTGCGGTATTCTCAGTCATTAAAAAATCTCCACAATGTTGCTGGTATTGGCGGCTTCGCCCTGCAGCGGTTCGTTAAACAGTGCGTGCATCGTTGCCCAGGCCAGATCGGCGTGGCTGGCTTCTTCGCTGCGGCTGGCTTCGTAGGTAGGGCGGTTTCCGCTGGCGGTGGTGGCGCGGCGGATAGCCATAAATGACTGCGCAATGTCGGTATGCCCGGCGTCAAACTCCAGACGGCGGTGGCTGATAATGTCGTATGCCTTGAGCACCAGGGCGTTTTTGACGTTGGGGTTATAGACAAACTCCCGCACGGCAGGGAAAAAGCCTTTTACGTTTTCATAAACACCGTGACCGACGCCGGTGGAGTCAATGCCGATGTAGGTCACGTTATACTGCTGTGTCAGTTTGCGGATGGCCTCTGCCTGGGCGCGGAAGTCCATTCCGCGCCACTGGTGACGCTCAAGGATGCGGAACTTACCGCCGGGCACCGTCGGCGGGGCAATGACTACGCAGCCAGCGCTGTCGCCGTTCTGGGTACCTTTCGCCGGGTCATAGCCGATCCAGACTTCGCGCCAGCCGAACGGACGCAGGGCCAGCGCCTGAAAGTCTTCCCAGACTTCCCAGCTGTCCACCATGCAGGCCTGCAGGTCAGCCAGGGGGAAAACGGAGGCGAGATCGTCGATGAATTCACACATCAGCAGGTTCTGGTACTCGTCGGGGCTGTACTCCAGGCGCAGCTGGTCGAGGTCGAACAGGTTGCAGCCACCGCGCACGGCGTCCTCCACCGTCACGATCTGTCTGAACTGACCGTCAGCGCAAAGCAGACCGGCAGCAAGGGCTGAGTGGGTCAGGTCGATATCAACGCGATCAGCTTTTGCCCGCCCGCGATTGAACAGGGCGCCGGACCAGAACGGGTAAGCGCTGTGCGTCAGGCTGGAAGGCGTGGAGAAATAGGTCTGGCGCCATTTCTTGTGCAGCGCCATGCCGGAGGCGACTTTACGTAGCTCCTGAAATTTCGGGATCCAGAAATACTCATCAAGATACAGGTTGCCGTGGTAGCTCTGCGCGGTTCGGGCGTTGGTCCCGAGAAAATACAGCGTGGCGCCGTTTGGCAGCACCATGGGATCGCCTTTTAATTCCACGTCGACTTCTTTGGCAAACTCGATGATGTACTGCTTAAAAACATGTGCCTGGGCTTTACTGGCTGACAGGAAAATCTGGTTTCGCCCTGTCATAAGGGCGTCCATCAGCGCTTCACGCGCGAAATAATACGTAGCGCCGATCTGGCGCGATTTAAGCACGTTGCGGATGCGGTGCTTAATTCCTGCTTCCCACCAGTGGCGCTGATATTCAAACATTCCGTTGCGGAAAATTTCTTCCAGCTTTTCGATCTGTTCGTCAGTAAACAGGTTCTTTTCTGGTGTCTTGCGGGGGCCGCGGTTGCGGTTTTGCACGTTGGGGTTAAGGTCAGCCTCATTACCACCGTTGTTAAATTTACCGATGCGGGCGTGTCGTTCTGACTGGCGGGCCAGCAGGTCTATTTCTTTAAAGTCTTTCCCTTCCTTGTGCTCCTTCATGATGAGCTGGCAATAGCGGGCGGCAGTGGTGAGCTGCATCTGATCGAGTGGGCCATATTCGCCCCACTTGTCGCGCTTTTTCCAGCTGTGAACGGTTGCAACTTTTTCGCCCAGCATTTCAGCAATGCGGGCTACGCGGTATCCCTGAAAATACAGCAGTAATGCCTGCCTGCGGGGATCGAGGTCTGCGGGGGTCATCGTTTCCATGGCACAAACATACGGCCTTGCCTGGCGCCTTTCCCCGGCTGGCCTTTGTATGGTTTACCGCACAAGGTCCGCGCGTTGTTTCACCCCCTCCATCGCAGCAACCATAAGGCCTCACAGAGTTATTTGATGGAGTCGGTCACATGGCTGTAAAAGCAAAGCGCTTCCGCATCGGTGTGGAAGGGGCAACGACAGACGGGCGCAATATTGAGCGTGCCTGGCTGGAACAGATGGCGGCGAGCTATGACCCGCAGGTGTATACCGCGTTGATTAATCTGGAGCACATCAAGGGTTACACCCCTGATAGCCCATTCCGCCGTTTCGGGACCGTGGATAAGCTGGAGGCAGAGGAGATTGCAGACGGCCCGCTGAAAGGGAAAATGGCCCTGTATGCGTGGATCACCCCGTCAGAGGACCTGGTGGCGTATACCCGTAATCTGCAAAAGCTGTTTACCTCGATGGAGGTCAATACCAGTTTTGCCGATACCGGCAAAGCCTACCTGGTTGGCCTGGCGGCGACGGATGATCCCGCAAGCCTCGGTACTGAAATGCTGGAGTTTAGCGCCAGCGCCAGAAGTAACCCCCTGGCAGGCCGCAAGCAAAACCCTGAAAACCTCTTTACCGCCACCGAAGAAACGCTGATCGAGTGGGAAGAAGTCCAGGACGAAAAACCCTCCCTGTTTTCCCGCGTTGCCGCGATGTTCACCAAAAAAGAACAGAACGATGAAGCCCGTTTTTCTGACGTGCATCGCGCGGTGGAGCTGATTGCTACTGAACAGCAAAACCTGAGCGAACGTATTGATCACTCCCTGTCTGCGCAGGATGCGCGCATTGCTGAGCTGGAAGCCTCCCTGCAGGAACAGCAGACCGCTTTTGCTGAACTGGAGCAGCGACTGAGCCAGGAAGACAGCCGCAAAGATTATCGCCAGCGCGCGCCGGGCGGAGACGCACCGGCAGGCACTCTGACCAATTGCTGATGGAGCATAAGAACCAATGAAAAAGAAAACCCGTTTTGCCTTTAACGCCTACCTGCAGCAGCTGGCACGCCTGAATAACGTGGAAGTGGAAGAACTTTCCAGCAAATTCACCGTTGAGCCGTCGGTACAGCAGACGCTGGAAGACCAGATCCAGCAGTCCGCTGCCTTTCTGACACTAATTAACATCACCCCGGTGGATGAGCAGTCAGGCCAGCTGCTGGGTCTGGGTGTCGGTAGCACAATTGCCGGTACCACGGATACCACCACCAAAGAGCGCGAACCAACTGACCCGACAGTAATGGCGGACGTGGAATACAAATGCGAACAGACCAACTTTGATACGGTGCTGACCTACGCAAAGCTGGACCTGTGGGCAAAATTCCAGGATTTCCAGGTACGGATCCGTAACGCCATCGTGAAGCGCCAGGCTCTGGACCGCATCATGATCGGGTTCAACGGTGTGAAGCGTGCCAAAACCTCTGACCGCGAAGCCAACCCGATGCTGCAGGACGTAAATAAGGGCTGGCTGCAAAAAATCCGCGAAGATGCGCCGGATCATGTCATGGGCAGCGAAACCAAAGAAGGCGTGACCACCAAAGGCGCCGTGAAGGTTGGTAAGGGTGGCGATTATGCCAACCTGGACGCCGTGGTGATGGATGCGGTCAACGAGCTGATCGACCCGGTATATCAGGATGATGATGATCTGGTGGTGGTCTGTGGCCGTGAGCTGCTGTCTGACAAGTATTTCCCGCTGGTTAACAAAGACCAGGAGAACACGGAGAAGCTGGCCGCTGATCTGATCATCAGCCAGAAACGCATGGGTGGCCTGCAGGCTGTACGCGCGCCGTATTTCCCTGCGAATGCGCTGCTGATCACCCGCCTGGATAACCTGTCAATTTACTGGCAGGAAGATACCCGCCGTCGTTCTGTTATCGATAACCCGAAACGTGACCGGATCGAGAATTTCGAGTCCGTCAATGAAGCGTATGTGGTTGAGGATTACCGCTGCGCGGCGCTGGTCGAAAACATCCAGATGGGGGATTTCAGCGCGCCAGCTGTACCGGAAGGCGAGGGGGCATAACGCATGAGCCTGAGTCCCGCACGGCAGCACCGCCTGCGCGTCCAGGCTGAACAGGCCGCCCGACAGGGCGGCAATGTTCGCCACGCGACGGGGTATGACCTGATGCTGATGCAGCTGGCGGAGGATCGCCGCCGCCTGAAAGGTATCCAGTCCACCGTGAAGAAAGCCCAAATCAAAGTGGAACTGCTGCCCCGTTATTCCGCCTGGGTGGAGGGGGTGCTGGCTGCTGATGGTGCCCGGCAGGATGACGTGGTGATGTTTGTGATGCTCTGGCGTATCGATGCCGGTGATTATGCCGGTGCGCTGGATGCAGGGCGTCATGCGCTGCGGCACGGATGGGTGATGCCCATCGGAAACCGTAACGTCCAGACAGTGCTGGCAGAGGAAATGGCAGACGCTGCGCAGGCCGCCCTGCTGGCAGGTGAATCTTTCGATGCCGGATTGTTACTGCAGACACTGGAGCTGACAGACGGCCAGGATATGCCAGACCAGTCACGGGCACGCCTGCATAAAGCGATTGGCGCTGTACTGACCGAAACCAGCCCGGCCTCCGCCCTGAATCACATCAATCATGCGCTGCAGCTTGATCCACGCTGTGGCGTCAAAAAAGAAAAACAGCAGCTGGAGCGCAGATTGCGCAATGACAGCCGTTAACGGAACGTGCCCCGCGCACGGGCGGCACGGGGTGGCGAAAGGCTTTTGCCACATCAAAACCCTGTCCACCGCCCACTATTTCAGGAGAAAGCCCGCATGAAGTTTGTTGCGCCTGAGCAGGCGCCGGAACAGGCGGAAATTATCAAAAATACGCCGTTCTGGCCCGATGTTGATTTATCAGAGTTTCGCAGCGTGATGCGGACGGATGGCACGGTGACGTCACCCCGTCTCGGACAACTCATCCGGTCTGCGATGTCAGAGGTCAATGCGGAGCTGTACGACTTCCGCAAGCGCCAGCAGGCGCTGGGATTTATGACGCTGGCCGATGTACCGGCGGACTTGCTGGACGGTAAAAGCGAACGCATTCACCACTACCACAACGCCGTTTATTGCTGGGCACGTGCGCAGGTGAATGAGCGTTACCAGGACTACGACGCCACGGCCTCCGGTGTGAAAAGGGGGGATGAGCTGGCGGAGGCCAGCGGCGATCTGTGGCGTGATGCGCGCTGGGCAATCAGCCGGGTGCAGGATGCGCCTCACTGTACGGTGGAGCTGATCTGATGAAAGTGCGTGCGTACCAGGGTGACACGGTGGACGCGCTTTGCTGGCGTCATTACGGACGCACGCAGGGCGTCACGGAGCAGGTACTGCAGGCAAATCCGGGGCTGGCTGAGCACGGCCCGTTCTTACCACACGGGCTGCAGGTGGAGCTGCCGGATATTGCCACCACTTCCACGGTGCAGACCGTCCAGTTATGGGACTGAAATATGACGCTTGAACGGATCAGCGCCTTCATCACGTACTGCATCGCTGTACTGCTGGCATGGATGGGAGATTTATCGCTTAAGGATGTGTCGACAGTGGGCGGTGTGTTGATTGGCGTGCTGATGCTGGCCATCAACTGGTACTACAAACACAAAACCTACCAGCTGCTGCGCGGCGGAAAAATTACACAGGGGGAATATGAATCCTTCAACCGTTAAACGCTGTCTGGTAGGGGCGGTGCTGGCGATTGCCGCCACCCTGCAGGGCTTTCAGCAACTTCATACCTCGGTGGAAGGGTTGAAGCTGATAGCCGATTACGAGGGTTGCCGCCTGCAGCCGTATCAGTGTGATGCGGGGGTGTGGACCGATGGCATTGGCAATACGTCCGGCGTGGTGCCGGGGAAGACCATCACGGAACGGCAGGCCGCCGGGAGTTTCATCACCAACGTTTTAAGGGTGGAGAAGGCGCTGGATCGCTGTGTCCTGGTGAGCGTACCGCAGAACGTCTATGACGCGCTGGTATCGCTGGCCTTCAACGTGGGAACCGGCAATGCCTGTGGTTCAACCATGGTGAAGTTTATCAATCAGAAGCGCTGGCGCGATGCCTGCTATCAGTTGCCACGCTGGGTATACGTCAAAGGCGTATTTAATCCGGGGCTGGACAACCGCCGCGCGCGGGAGCTGTCCTGGTGCTTAAAAGGAGCGTAACGAAATGAAAAAGAAACTGATCGGTGGGTTATTTTCGGTGCTGTACACGGCGCTGATGATTTTCAGTCTCTTTGTTCCAAACAATATTGTTCCGGCACTGGTTACAGCCTTGACCTGGATAGCCTGCCTGCTGAGCTGGGGAGCGGTGCTACTTTGCCTGGCTGGATGGTATGCGGGCGGCACTCATCGGGGAGAGGCAAAGCAGGCGCTGACGCGCTTTTTCAGTACGCCAGGAAACCAGGTGATCAGATGGGCCAGGTGTTCACTGCTTGTGATTTTTCTCGCCTTTACGGGCCACGTTGTCACCCTAGTATTTTATCTGCTGACGCTGGCCGCGCTTAAGGTTCTGCGTGCGCAGATTATTGATGCGGAGCCGGTGAAGGTATGACGAAGGCGCTGGCGGTAATTCTGGCGCTGGTAGTGCTGGCGCTTGGCTGGCAGTCATGGCGGATGAAGGAGGCCAGCCAGACCATCGAGCGGCAAGGGCGGGATCTGAAAACGACAGGCGAAAAACTGGCAAAAACGAACAGCCAGCTGATCGCCCTGTCCATCCTGTCCGAAACCAATAACCGGGAACAGGCAAGGCTTTACGCGGCGGCAGAAAGTACAAACGCGCTGCTGCGAAGCCGTCAGCGCCGGATTGAGGAGCTAAAACGTGAAAACGAGGATTTGCGCCGCTGGGCTGGTACTCCTTTGCCTCCTGACATTATCAGGATGCGAGAACGTCCGGCCCTCGCCGGAGGTGCAGCTTACCGTGAATGGTTGTCCCAGGGTGACGCAGTGCCGCCTGGAAAAGTCGGCGGCACGCACTAACGGTGATCTGCTGACCGCGCTGGATGAAGCGGAGGCGGCCTGGGCGGTCTGCGCCGATAAAGTGGACACGATAATTTCCTGTCAGGAGCGAAACAGTGAATGAACAAGCCTCAATCCTTACGCCGCGCCCTGAATAGCGCGGTGCCATATGTCCGCGATAACCCGGATAAGCTGCATTTATTCGTGGATAACGGATCGGTGGTGGCGACCGGCGCAGCGTCGTTGTCCTGGGAGTATCGCTATACCCTTAACGTGGTGGTCGTGGATTTCAGCGGCGATCAGGGATTACTGATGGCTCCCGTGCTGGCCTGGCTGATGGAGAATCAGCCCGATGCTATCCATAACCCGGAGCTGCGGGAAAAGTTGCTTTCCTTTGAAGTCGATATTTTGCGCAATGATATCTGTGATATCAGCCTGAACCTGCAACTGACAGAGCGTGTGATAGTCAGCGCTGACGGTGACGTGTCCAGCGTCGAAGCGGTGCCGGAACCGGACGAACCGGACGAAATGTGGGTGGTGAGCCGTGGCTGAGCTGCAGGAAGTTGACGCCTGGTTAGATGCGTTGCTGGCGGGACTGGAGCCTGCCGCGCGTAAGCGCATGATGCGGGAGCTGGCGCAGCAGCTGCGCCGCAGTCAGCAGAAAAATATCCGAATGCAGCGCAACCCGGACGGGACGGCTTACGAGCCGCGTCGCGTGACGGCCAGAACGAAACAGGGCCGCATCCGTCGGCAGATGTTTGCAAAACTCCGCACCACAAAATACCTGAAAGCCGTCGCCAGCCAGGACGCGGCCAGCGTCGAGTTTGAGAGCCGTGTGCAGCGTATAGCCCGCGTGCATCACTATGGCTTGCGTGATCGGGTCAGCCGTAAAGGGCCGGAAGTCAAATATGCAGAGCGCCGGTTGCTCGGTATCAATGATGAAACAGAAGACATTACGCGAGACGTCTTATTGCGCTGGTTGTCCCAGTGATTTTGTGTCAGGGATGACACAACCCGCCACGCTGCCGCACTCCCTCCGCGCGTGGCAATCTTGCCTTCATGAATACGCAATTAACCGAAATCATGCGCCTTATCACCAATCTGATCCGCACCGGCATTGTGACCGAAGTGGACCGGGACGGCTGGCTGTGCCGGGTGAAAACGGGCGACCTCGAAACCAACTGGATTAACTGGCTGACCTACCGTGCAGGTAAATCCCGCACCTGGTGGTGCCCGTCTCCAGGGGAGCAGGTGGTGCTGTTCAGCCTGGGCGGCAATCTGGAAACAGCCTTTGCGCTTCCAGCCATCTACTCCAACGCCTGCCCGCCGCCGTCAGACTCTGAAAGTGCGGACGTGACCGCATACGAGGATGGCGGCTGGTTCGAATACGACCCCGCCACCGGGCGCTGGATTATTCGCGGCGTGAAAAGCGTGCTGATTGAGTCTTCGCAGGTTGTCTCCTGCAAAACCGGTGAGTTTGTGATCGAGGCTGACACCACTCTAATTAACAGCAACGTGATCCTGAACGGCGATGTGACCCACGGCGGCGGCGCGATGACGTCAAACGGCGTCGTTGCTGATAAGCATAAACACCCTGGCGACAGTGGCGGAACGACGGGAGGTCCATTTTGACGCTCTATATCGGGATGAGCCGCGATACCGGCAGAGCCATAACGGAAACTGACCACCTGCGCCAGTCAGTGCGTGACATTTTGCTGACCCCGCAAGGGAGCCGGCTTGCGCGCCGGGAGTATGGTTCCCTGCTTTCAGCGCTCATTGACCAGCCGCAAAACCCGGCGCTGCGCCTGCAGATCATGGCTGCGGTGTATGTGGCGCTGCGGCGCTGGGAGCCGCGGCTGCAGCTGGACACCATCACGGTTAACAGCAGCAGCATGGATGGCGCATTGGTTATTGAGCTGGCAGGCCAGCGTAATGACGGCGTGCCCGTGTCCCTTTCCGTATCGACAGGAGCAGACAATGGCCGTTATTGACCTTTCCCAGCTGCCGCCGCCGCAAATTGTGGATGTGCCGGATTTTGAAACCCTGCTGTCTGAGCGCAAGGCTGAATTTGTCGCGTTATTTCCGGCAGAAGAACAGGAGGCCGTGGCCCGCACCTTAACGCTTGAGTCTGAGCCGGTGGTGAAAATGCTGCAGGAAAATGTGTACCGGGAGTTGCTGCTGCGCCAGCGGATTAATGAGGCGGCGAAAGCCGTGATGGTGGCCTATTCCGGCGGGGATGACCTGGACAATTTAGGCGCGAATAACAACGTACTGCGCCGGGTGATTACGGCTGCGGACGACACTACAACGCCGCCCACGGAGGCGGTCATGGAATCTGACGCGGATTATCGCCAGCGCATCCCGGCGGCCTTTGAGGGGATGAGCGTTGCCGGGCCAGTCGGTGCTTATGAATATCACGCGCTTAGCTCGGATGGTCGGGTGGCGGACGCGTCGGCGTTCAGCCCGTCACCGGCGGAAGTTGTGGTGACTATTCTGGCCCGCGACGGCGATGGTACTGCGCCGGAAGACTTACTGCAGGTTGTCGGTGAGGCTCTGAATGATGAGGCTGTGCGACCGGTGGCGGATCGGGTGAGTGTCCGATCTGCTGAGATTGTTCCCTATGAAATTGATGCGGTTCTTTATGTCTATCCCGGCCCGGCAAAAGAACCCATCCTGGCGGCCGCGAAAGCACAGGGTACGGCATATATCAACGAGCAGCGTCGCCTGGGGCGTGATGTGCGGCTATCCGCGATCTATGCCGCGTTGCATGTTCAGGGTGTCCAGCGCGTTGAGCTGATGAAACCCCTGGCGGACATGGTGTTAGATAAAACGCAGGCGTCATATTGCACCGATTTTAAAGCAGAAATTGGTGGCTCTGATGAGTAACAGCCTGTTACCGCCGGGGTCGTCTGCGCTGGAACGCAGGCTGGCGCAGGCATGTTCTGGCATCAGCGACTTAAACGTGCCGCTGCGCGACCTGTGGAACCCGTGGAAATGCCCGGTAAAGTTTCTGCCGTATCTGGCCTGGGCTTTCTCCGTTGACCGATGGGAGGAAAACTGGACAGAAACCGCTAAGCGGCAGGCGGTTAGCGATGCGTTCTGGATCCATCAGCGAAAAGGTACGGTAGCAGCGGTTAAGCGAGTGATCGAGGGGCTGGGTTATTCAATGACCCTTGAGGAGTGGTGGAAAGTAGCCGACCCCGCCGGGACGTTTCGTCTTGAGATCGATCTGAATGAAATCGGCATCACGGAGCCGATGATTTACGAGCTTGAGCGGATTATTGGCGATGCGAAGCCGGTTAGCCGTCATATATCACAAATGAAGATATCCACGAGTGTGCATGGCAAGGCTTATATAGGGGCCGCGGTAGTAGATGGGGAAGTGACAACTGTCTACCCGGAGGGATACAGGCCAAATGATGTTATTCAGTACAATGGAAAAATATGGTTTGACGGGAATTATCATTATTTGGGAAATAGAAAATGAAAATAAATGAAAGTCCAACATGGGTCCCTGTCACTCAATTAAGCAGAGCTGATAAGGTTGAAGGCGGCAGGATGGGCGCTGCAAACACGCAGGCTCGCGAGCTGGCGTGGCGCACTAAATATCTTCTTGAGCTTGTCAAGGCCATCCCGGATTACAGGGAGTATACATTCTACACCACAGAAAGCGATCCAGACGGTACGATTCAAGGAGTGGCCTCGACCAAAGAGGGGCAGGCGTTTCGTGTCGGGCTCGGTGAACGCATGGGCTTTCGTTATTATATTCATCACGAAGGTTCAGCAATTCTTGTTGGTGAGAGTGTAGGCCCGGAAGACGTTATTAACGTGCTCAGTATGATAAATTATACGGATAATGATGAGCCTTTATTAACTCTAAATGATCAGGCTGGTTTCAGGCTGGCGGCAATAGGCTTAAATGAACTGAAGAACAAGGCTATAAATATTGAATACAATGAAGACGTTGATGGGTTGATTTTTCGTGATGAGTCTGGATTTATAATCCAGAAAATAGGTGTTCCGCTCATCAGTGCGGTTGATAGTGTTCAGCCAGTGATTGAGCAAAAGAGGATTATTACCGAAGCATTCAGCGCAGAATATGACCCGGAAATAACTGGACTGGTTTTCCGGGACAGTGTTGGTTTCGTGCTGATGAATCTCACTGGTGAGAAAAGCAATCAGAATAATGGGGTAGATGACATTTCACGCAGAAATGCAGCAAATCTTGCCGCTGCTGCTGCCGCACGGGACGAAATTAATACGCGTATTGCTCGGCCGGTTTACGATTACAATATTCTGATCACAGACGGCCAGTCGCTGAGTAACGGGAATGAGGGATGGGCAGCACTGAGCAAGGACATTCGCGCTACTCTGAACATTAATATGCTCGGTGACTCCGTCCGGCCAAAAAATGAGAACGGCTCGACGTTTACGCCGCTTAACGGAGCTGAAATCAGGCCAGCCCGTGCAGTTGTGCAGGATTTAATCGCCCCTCCTGATGGCGGAAACCTCATGACTGATGAGGCCGTGGCTGCGCTGCCTCGCGGTGCTAACAATTTCGGTGAAACCGTCGATATCGGCGCGATGTGGATGTGGCGGGAAATGCAGTTGCAGTTCCGGGGGCTGGCAACGGATGAGCGCAAAATTGTGGCTGTTAACTGCGGTGTGGGCGGGCAGATTATTGAACACCTCTCTAAAGGCCATTCCTGGGGATTCTACAACCGGATCATTTCAGCCGTTACCCAGATTAAAGCTATTGCTGACGCCGAAGGGAAAACGTGCGGCGTGGTGGGTTTTTTATATCTTGGCAATGAATATAACTATGACAGCACAAAAGGGGGGACGACAGACCGCGCAGAATACAGAGCACTCCTGAGAAAGCTCATTGATGATGTCATTACCGATACTACCGCTATCACCGGGCAGACAGAGCCCCCCCTGACTGTGCTGTATCAGACCAGCGGCAGCTGGACGNGCGACAGCACGAATATGAGCATTGGCGAGGCTCAGCTCGATATCTGTGCAGCAGATGCAAACGTAATGATGGCATCACCGGCGTATGCTGTCACCGACAAGGGTGGCCATCTTGACGCGAACGGCTACCGCTGGCTGGGAATGCAGTTCGGAAAAGTGATCCATCGTGCGATTGACCGTCGTCAGAACTGGCGACCGCTGCAGCCGCTGTCTGTAACGTTGAGCGGGACGCTTATTCGTGCAGATTTCCTCGTATGGAGTCCGCCGCTTCAGTTCCGGTCGTGCTATGTGGGTTCCGTGCCAACACTGTACGCCGCAAGAGGGTTCCGGGTCACTGATGACGCAGGCGAAGTTTCTGTTACGCGGGTTGAGATTGTTGCTGATACGGTAGTCGACATCACGCTGGGCCGTGAAACGACCGGTGATGTCTATCTCTGGTATGCAAGCCAGACTGCCAGCAATGGTAACGGAAATCTGTTCGACAGTGACGCAACGGTCGCTGTTGCGAATTACGAATATCACGACAGCACAGGCCAGTATCCGGAATCAAATATTACCGATTTGGTCAATAGGCCGTATCCACTAAATAACCCCTGCGTGGCATTCCGCCGCAAGGCAATCATTATCTAACTGAGGAAAAAAATATGGGTGGCTCTCGAATTACTGTTCCAGGGTATGTAGGTGATATGGGGTTAGGTTTTGATCCTATAGTCAGAAGGGGATTGAAGTTTCTTAATTTTTTCGGCGAGTCAGCTGATAAAACCGGTCGAAATCTGGCGCCGGGGGGCGTGGCTGCAACGGTACTGGGTTCGCCTGTTGTGCAGGGAAATGGCGTCCAGTTTACGCCTGCCGGAACATTGCTGGATACAGGCATTCTGCAATCTGCTGATTTCACATTTTTCACAATCTTCAACTGTCCGACCCTGTCGCAGATTCTGCTGCTCAGCAATTTTAACGGACCTCGACAGTCAGGCTCAGGCACCACTCAAGGTGTAGTGCTCAGAACGCAGCCTGGCTCGACAAATATGACGTTGAATTTTTCTGTTAACACTATCAACGGGAGTGCATCGACACAGCGCACGGTCGCGCTCAGTGGATTGCAGGCGAACGCAAACTATTTAGTGTGCGCGCGTTTTAAATCGGGACAAAAAATGGACTTCCAAATCCTGAACAAAGCTCTGTCAGCAGAGAAAACAACGGACATGGGCGACCCTGCTGATTTGGGGGCAAAACTGCGTATCGGTGGCAGTTACCAGACCGACCTGGCTAACTCCGGGATTCACAGAATGTCTGCGCTACACAATGTCGCGTTGACCGATGATGAAATTTCCAAAGCTGGCGCGCAGTGGTTAGCATGGGCCAATGCTGTGGGCCTGGCGCTTTAGTTGACCATGGAGAGGAGGGATGATGCCGCAGTATAGAGCGTTACTGACCGAGGCCGGGAAAAACCGTGTAGCTTCAGCAGCTATTACCGGTAAGAATGTAGGGTTTCATTACATGGGGGTGGGTGATGGGATTCGCGATGCATCACCTGCAGAAGGGGGGGGGGATACCCTGATTAGCGAGAGATACCGTGCGCCATTGAACCGAGTAGTGATTGCGGATCAGTCGGCAAATATTATTCGCGCAGAAATGATCATACTTCCGCAGATTGGCGGATTTTGGTTGCGTGAGGCTGCACTCTATGACGATGAAGGGGTATGTCTGGCGGTAGCCAGCCTGCCACCCTCCTACAAACCGAAACTCGAAGAAGGCTCAGGGCGGCTACAGTCTGTTAATCTTTGGATTGCGGTCAGCAGTACTGAAAACGTGGAATTGAAAACTGATCCATCTGTTATTCTCGCAACCTTGGAAGAGGTCACTCGCGCAAAAGATGAGGCAAAGGATTATACGGATGAGCTTATTGGAGGTCTGGAAGAAAGTATCCAGAAAGCCATCGCCGATGCTGCGAAAAAGGCTGTCAGTGACGCCTGGGAACAGGATAACCCCGTCGGAACCACGCGTTTTTTTAATCAGAACCTGAACCCGAATGAGCGCTGGCCTTGGTCGCAATGGGTATACACCGGTGAAAATAAAACGATTCGTGTTGCGAAAGCAGATGGCTCGAACGTCGGGACGACCGGTGGTAGCGATACTGTCACGCTCCAGAAGGACAACCTGCCCGCCGTTCAGATTGATGTGAGTGGCGAAACCAGCGAACAGGCAGAGCAGAAACTGACGACCACGCGCGGCGGTGTTCACAATCATGGTGGGGTGGCCGGTAAAGATGACCCCTGGGAAATCGGCGGCGATGTGCGTCAGCTCTTTAACCCTAAAGAGCTGGGCGTGACAGATGATGCCGGAGAGCACGACCATGAAGTCACAGTACCGCCGCATAAACATACGACCACCGGCAAAACCGCCAACCTCGGCGAAGGACAATCGTTCAACGTGGTTGAAGCTCACACCCTGCTGATGTGCTGGAGCCGCGTTGCCTGATAAATCCCGGTATCAGTCTGCCCCGTTAAGGGGCTTTTTTCTTTCTGCGGTTGTGTCATTGACGGTACAACGGCCATCAACGGCTTGCGGTGAATGATTTCCCTACCATGGGTGAACCCCTAAACAGGAGATTCATTCATGGCGCAAGACTATCACCACGGCGTGCGTGTTGTTGAGGTTAACGACGGCACCCGCTCTATCACGACGGTGAGCACGGCGATTGTAGGCATGGTATGCACCGGCGATGATGCCGATGCCTCTGTGTTCCCGCTCAATAAGCCGGTTCTGCTTACCGATGTACTGACCGCCAGCGGCAAAGCGGGCGAGTCCGGCACGCTGGCCCGCTCACTGGACGCCATCGCAGACCAGGCAAAACCCGTTACCGTAGTGGTGCGTGTTGCCCAGGGCGAAACCGAAGCGGAAACCACCTCCAATATTATCGGCGGCGTAACCGCTGACGGTAAGAAAACGGGCATCAAAGCGCTGCTTTCGGCGCAGTCGCAGCTGGGTGTGAAGCCGCGCATTCTTGGGGTGCCGGGCCATGACACGCAGGCTGTTTCCACTGAACTGTTAAGCGTGGCGCAGAGCCTGCGCGGCTTTGCGTATCTGTCTGCCTATGGTTGTAAAACTGTGGAAGAAGCGATTGCCTACCGCGAAAATCTCAGTCAGCGAGAAGGGATGCTGATCTGGCCTGATTTCATCAACTTTGACACCGTGCTGCAGGCGGATGCAACTGCCTACGCCACTGCCCGCGCGCTGGGTCTGCGTGCAAAAATCGACGAGCAGACCGGCTGGCACAAAACCCTGTCTAACGTGGGCGTCAACGGCGTGACCGGCTTGTCTGCGGATGTGTTCTGGGATCTGCAGGACCCGGCAACCGATGCCGGACTGCTGAACCAGAACGACGTCACCACCTTGATCCGTAAGGATGGTTTCCGCTTCTGGGGTTCCCGCTGCCTCAGCGATGACCCGTTATTCCAGTTTGAAAACTACACCCGTACCGCGCAGGTGCTGGCAGACACCATGGCGGAGGCGCATATGTGGGCGGTGGACATGCCGCTTAACCCTTCGCTGGCTCGCGACATTATCGAAGGTATCCGCGCCAAAATGCGCAGCATGGTAAATCAGGGCTACCTCATCGGCGGTGATTGCTGGATTGATGACAGTGTGAATGACAAAGACACGCTGAAAGCCGGGAAACTCTGGATCGACTACGACTATACGCCAGTGCCGCCACTGGAAAACCTGATGCTGCGCCAGCGCATCACTGACCGTTACCTGGTGGATTTCACCACCCGCGTAAGCGCATAAGGGGGACCCATGGCCTTACCACGCAAGTTAAAACACCTGAATATTTTTAACGCCGGTAACAACTGGATGGGCATTGCTGAATCCGTCACCCTGCCGAAATTCACCCGCAAGCTGGAAAACTACCGCGGCGGCGGCATGCCCGGTTCAGTTGGTATTGATCTGGGGCTGGATGATGGCGCGCTGGATACGGAAATGACCATCGGCGGTACGGAGGCGCTTCTGTTTAAACAGATGGGCAAAGCCACGGTGGACGGCGTGCAGCTGCGCTTTACCGGGTCTATTCAGCGCGACGACACCGGCGAAGTGCAGGCCGTTGAGCTGGTCGTCCGTGGGCGCCACAAAGAGGTGGATTCCGGCGAGTGGAAAACCGGCGAGAGCAATTCCACCAAAGTCAGCAGCGTTAACTGTTACGCGAAGCTGACCATTAACGGTGAAGTGCTCTATGAGGTCGATGCGATCAACATGATTGAAATTGTTGATGGTGTTGACCTGATGGAAGAACACCGTAACGCCATCGGTCTGTAATTTTTTCCTGGCGCGCGAGGTCGCGCCAGCCAACCCATAACAGGAAAAGAGCATGAGTGAGAAAACAGAAGCAACGGTGAAACTGGATAGCCCGATTAAGCGCGGTGATACCACGATTACGGAAATTGTGCTGCGTAAGCCGCAATCTGGCGCGCTGCGCGGTACGCGACTGCAGGCGGTGATGGAGATGGACGTGGCCTCTATGATGACCGTGATCCCACGCATCTCCACACCAACGCTGACCCCGCAGGAAATGGCGGACCTCGACCCGGCAGACCTGGCCGCGATGTCTGTCGAGGTGGTCCTTTTTTTGTTGCCGAAGTCGGCGCTTGCCGATTTGCCGACAGCCTGACGGTAGATGACCTGGTGGCGGATATCGCCACGATCTTTCACTGGCCGCCGTCCGTCACTGACGTTATGCCGCTGACGGAAGTGCTGGAGTGGCGGCACAGAGCGATAATACGTAGCGGGGCCAGCGATGAGTGATAAAAACCTGCGCCTGCAGGTGGTTCTGAATGCGGTTGATAAACTCACCCGCCCTTTAAAAAATGCGCTGGCTGGCTCGAAGGAGCTGGCCTCCGGCATCCGGCAGACCCGTGATCAGCTTAAACGGCTTAACGACGCGGGCAGCCAGTTAAAATCTTTTGATCAGCTCTCACAGAGCCTGAACCGGACCAGCAACGAGCTGGACCAGGCGAGGCTGCGTGCGCAGATGATGACGCGCGAACTGGCAGCGCTCGAATCCCCCACGAAAAAACAGACGCAGGCGCTTGAGGCGCAATGGCGCGCCGTATCACGCCTGGAACAAAAGCAGCAGCAGGAAACGCGGCAGATGGCGGCAACCAGGGCGGAGCTGTATCGCCTTGGCATCTCTGCGGGCGGTGGCGCCCGTGAAACGGCCAGAATTACCCGCGAAACGGATCGCTATAACCAGCAGCTGGCAGAGCAGGAGCGGCGATTACGCGAGGTTGGCGAGCGCCAGCGCAAGCTGAATGCGATCAGGGCCAAAGCTGACAAGATGCGCGACATGCGTAACAGCCTGGCGGGGAACGGGGCCGGGATGATGGCGGCCGGGGTGACAACGGGCGCGACCTTGCTGGCGCCCATTCGCGCTTACTCGGAATCAGAGAACGCCGCTAACCAGCTGGCAGGCTCAATGATGGGACCGGGCGGAAAGGTGGCGCCTGAGTTCCTGAAGCTGAACAAGCTGGCGATTGCCCTGGGGGACCGGTTGCCCGGTACCACGGCAGATTTTCAGAACATGATGACCATGTTACGCCGTCAGGGGATGTCAGCGCAGGTTATCCTGGGCGGGCTGGGTGAGTCGGCGGCTTACCTTGGCGTGCAGCTGCAAATGGCGCCGACGGAGGCCGCAGAGTTTGCCGCAAAATTGCAGGACGCCACGCAGACCACCGAAAAAGACATGATGAGCCTGATGGATCTTATCCAGCGTGGTTTTTATGCGGGCGTAGACCCCGGGAATATGCTGCAGGGTTTTTCAAAAATTAGTAGCGCGATGAGCATTCTAAATAAAAAAGGGATAGATGCAGCTAAAACCTTTGCCCCCCTGCTGGTTATGGCCGACCAGGCAAGTATGGCCGGGGAGTCTGCTGGGAATGCGTATCGGAAAATATTCCAGGCTGCTCTGGATGCAAAGAAAATTAAAGCTGTTAATGATGATCTAAAAGGGGCCGGCATCAAGTTTAATTTTTCTGATGGTAAGGGAGGATTTGGTGGGCTGGAAAATATGTATGTCCAGCTAAGTAAGCTGAGCAGGCTTACTCCCGAGAAGCAGATGGCAACAAAAAAAGACCTGTTTGGCAATGATTCAGAAACGCTGCAGGCGTTGGATATCATGATCCAAAAAGGTATTGATGGTTATCGTGAAACGGTAGCAAAACTGGAGAACCAGGCGACGCTACGTGAGCGTGTTGAAGCCTCTCTTAATACCCTTGGCAACAAATGGGAAGCCGCTGGCGGCTCATTTACTAACGCAATGGCGAGCATCGGCGAAACCGTCGCGCCGGTGCTGAAAAATATTGCTGACTGGCTGGGTAATCTGGCGTCAGCGCTGGATAGTTTTGTTAAGCGGCATCCGCAACTAACGGCGGCGCTGTTTAAGATTGCGGCGGTATTTGCCGTTGTCGCTACCGCTGCTGGTGTGGTGTCACTGGCCCTGGCATCCATCTTGGGACCTATGGCGGTAGTGCGGGTAAGTGCTGGCATTCTCCAGCTTAAATTTGCTTCTGCGTTTGGTCTGGTCACAAGAGTTATTGGCGGTGCAGGCCAGGCGGTCCTCTGGTTAGGCCGGTTGATGATGGCTAACCCCATTCTGGCGATAATTGGCCTGATTGCGATGGGAGCCATCTATATCTGGCAGAACTGGGAAACGCTGGGGCCAAAATTCAAAGCACTGTGGGATGCCATCACGTCAGGGGTGTCAGTAGCCTGGGCTGTGATTAAGCAAACCATAAGCAGCAAATGGGATGAAATTCTGAGTGATGTTGCCGCGCTGCCCGCAAAATTTAAAGCGGTGGGCGGGGCGATTATTGACGGCATCCTGAGTGGTATCAATGAGAAATGGGAAACGCTTAAGAGCAAGCTGGCATCGGTCAAAAGCTATCTCCCGGACTGGATGACCGGCGGCGATAATTCGCAGGGCGCCTCACCGCAGAAAAAGACCCCAGGATTTTTCGCGGGGATGTATGACAGCGGTGGTTATATTCCACGTGGGCAGGTGGGTATTGCTGGCGAGAATGGCCCGGAGCTGATTAACGGTCCGGCCTATGTGACCAGCCGCAGGAGAACGGCCGCGCTGGCGTCCGTAGTCGCCGGAATGATGGGGGGAGCAATGCCAGCAGAGACCGCCCCGCTTCATCCCATGAGTCTGCCGGCAGCATCATACCGTCCTGTAACTGATAAGCCAGCAGGCAGCCAGCCTGTATTCCAGTTTGAAACCCAGGCACAAATTATTATCCAGGCGCTGCCGGGGCAGAGTGCGCAGGATATTGCGCAGGAGGTAGCGCGACAGCTTGATGAGCGCGAGCGTCGTATGAGGGCTAAGGCCCGCAGCAATTTCAGCGATCAAGGAGGATATGACTCATGATGATGGTCCTGGGCTTGTTTGTGTTTCAGCTGCGCACGGTTCCCTATCAGCAACTGCAGTATCAGCGGAACTGGCGCCATGTGACCAACAACCGCGTTAATCGCCGTCCGACCACGCAATTTTTGGGGCCAGATAACGATCAGCTGACGCTCTCCGGCGTCCTCATGCCGGAAGTGACCGGCGGCCGGTTGTCGTTGCTGGCGCTGGAGCTGATGGCAGAGCAGGGGAAGGCGTGGCCGCTGATCGAGGGTGGTGGGACTATCTACGGCATGTATGTGATTGAGAGCCTTAACCAGACGAAAACGGAATTTTTCGCCAGTGGAGAAGCCAGGAAAATAGAGTTTTCACTGGGGCTTAAACGGGTGGATGAGTCCCTGTCTGAAATGTTCGGCAGTCTGAGCGATCAGCTTAGCAGTCTGCAGGATTCTGCCGCCGCCGCAGTCGGGAACATCAGATCCACGGTAGGAGGGTTGCTGCAGTGAGCGAGATGGCTGATTTACTCAACCTCGGAAGCAAGACCCCGGCCTTTCGGATCGTGATTGAAGGTAAAGATGCCACGCAGACGCTGGATAAACGTCTGCTGGGTATGACACTGACCGACAACCGCGGATTTGAAGCTGACCAGCTTGATCTGGAGCTGGACGACGCCGACGGCCTGGTAATTATGCCGCGTCGTGGCGCAGTGATTTCTCTGGCGCTGGGATGGAAAGGCGAGCCGCTGTACTCAAAAGGTAAGTTTACCGTTGACGAAATAGAGCATAGCGGCTGCCCGGACAGGCTGACAATCCGTGCCCGTAGTGCTGATTTCAGGGAAACGCTGAATGTCCGGCGTGAGAAGTCCTGGCACAAAACGACGGTGGGCGATGTGGTGAAAGACATTGCCGCGCGGCACAGCCTTAAAGTCGCTATAGGAAATGATGTTGCTGCGATGGCGCTGGATCACCTGGACCAGACCAACGAAAGCGACGCCAGCTTTTTAATGAAGCTGGCGCGGCAGTATGGCGCGATTGCCTCAGTCAAGGACGGTAATCTGCTGTTTATCCGGCAGGGGCAGGGGAAAACAGCAAGTGGTAAACCGTTGCCGGTCATCACTATTACCCGTAAGGACGGAGACAGTCACCGGTTTAGCCTGGCTGACAGGGGAGCATATACGGGTGTTATCGCTCACTGGCTGCATACCCGTGAACCGGAAAAGAAAGAAACGGCAAAGGTGAAGCGCCGCCGGAGGACGACAAAACCCAAAGAGCCGGAAGCAAAGCAGGGGGATTACTTGGTCGGAACGGATGAGAACGTGCTGGTTCTGAACCGTACCTATGCGAACCGCAGTAATGCAGAACGGGCAGCAAAAATGAACTGGGAGCGGCTGCAGCGTGGTGTGGCGTCATTCTCTCTCCAGCTGGCAGAAGGCCGCGCGGATCTCTATACGGAAATGCCCGTTAAGGTTAGCGGCTTTAAACAGCCTATTGATGATGCGGAATGGACCATCACAACATTGATGCACACGGTGAACCCGGATAGCGGGTTTACAACCAGTATCGAACTGGAAGTGAAGATTGATGATTTAGAAATGAGCTGATGAGGTTCACAAAATGGAAGTTATGTGTATCATTATGTGATTGAAATGTGCGGGGTGGGAGATAAATGTAATGATGAATTGTCCAAAGTGCGGCCACGCGGCGCATACACGGAGTAGCTATCGGGTAACGGATCAGACAAAAGAGCGTTACTGTCAGTGCCAGAACATTAATTGCGGAACCACCTTCATCACTCATGAAACCGTAGTGCGTTACATCATGACACCTGGAGTCATTGATAATGCCCCGCCGCACCCCACTGCCGCCGGGCAGGGGCATATGAACTTTTAACGTAACAAAAGTTTATTGCAGAGGTTCAATCAAACTGGTTCTGTAAGCGCGTGCCTTTTCGTTTTCCATAGAGCCAGTTTTTTTACATTCAACTCCACCGCCATTAATCCTAAAACCTTGGTCATGGGAAACATTTAACAGAGTGATTTTTTTAATCGTCTCTGGCTTCCATTTGTTCATAAAGTAATCATTGCAAATGCCGCTGAAAAGTGATTCAGCGGCATCTATCAATAATTTTGGTTTGCTGTATTTAATGGTTAGCTCGCCATTGTCTAGGCTGTGCGATCTTGTATCGTAAACAGCAATGAGATTCTCAATAGAGTCGGGGATTTTGTCTGCGAAGGCGCTCTGAGATGCGACAAGTAGCAAGGCCAAAAGAGGTTTTTTCAT